CCCCCCCCCGCCGATGGCTGCTTGTACGGCGTGCCGCCCCCACTTATCGGCCTCATAGGCGGACATGCGGGTGATAGTGAACATCTTGCCCTTGTCCGCGCCCTCATGGGGGCACGTGACTGTTTTGCTTTTGAGCGCCATCAGATTGCAGCCGGGACAACCCGCTCCCAACGCACCTCAAAGGCCCTGGCCTCCAGAACACGGGCGGCGGACGGGATCTGCACGGCAGAGCGCAGGTATCCCCGCGTCAGGGTGTATTTCTTGCCGATCGCAGGAAGCTGGATCACCGCGCCAAGCCGGTAGATTGTGCGGGCCTGATCCTGCGCCGTGATGATGCTGTCAAACACGGCAGCTTCGTCGCTGCTGGCCTGTAGGCTGATGGTCTGGCTCACCGCATTGGCAACCCAACCCACGTTCAGATAGCCATCCACGGACATGGACTCTTCGGCCAGTTCCCGTGCCTCGGTTTCAAAGGCGCGATCTGTGGCAAAGTTTTTGAGCGTGAACGGTGCATTAAACAGGCCCGGCACCGTGATCGTATAGATCGCGTTGGCGGACGTAATCAGGAGATCGGACATGGTTACTGCACCTCAACGCTGCTCAGATTGATGGACTGCACGCTCTGGCCGTCGGAGTACCAGAACTGCGCGGGCGGCGTGGTGCGCTTGACCCGGTAGGAGGCCGGAGCGGTGGACACGTTGGGTTTGAGGTACCAGCCCTGCGCCTGAACCGTATCTGCCGCCGTGGTGTTGCCTGCCGCGTTATTGATCTGCTGTTTCTGGGAGGCTGTCAGCGTTACGCCAGACTGCACCGCACCAAAGCTGACTGCGGTGTTGATGGTGTCCTGCAAGGCCGCCTCAACCAGCGTGTCGCCCTCAGTGTTGTATGGGATTTGTCCGTTGTTCAGCAGCAGGTTGACCATATCAGTCGTGAAATTCGCGTTCATCCAGATCTGGTTGACGTAGCTGTCAGCCCACAGGAACGCGCCAGAGACCGCCCCGTTATCAAAAAACTGGAAGGTATCGCCCTTATTGGCATACGCACCGTAGAAGCTATAGCCGTTGGCCAGCAGCGTTGCTGCGGTCGTGCCATCCGTCACGCTCGGAATGACGTTGGCGTTCTGGATCATGTCCAGATTGCGCCTGCCGCCTGCTGTGCCGAACGGGAGAGAGGCCATCCATCCGAGTGCCAGAGCCGCAGCGTTCGGGTCTTTATAGACCGCCGTGATGCCGCTGAGCGTCGTGCCCTTGAGCCATACACCAAACGCGGTGGTGCTGCTGGCTGTGGTCGCCTCGGTATCCGTGTCCCACAGAACGCCGAAGATGGTGTTGTTCTGCGCCGACACCCATGTTGCGAATGCCTGCTTGTCTGCCAGAACAGGTTCAAACGCACACGTCACGCCATTCCACGAGGCGTTGGCCGCCAGCAGCTTGGCGAGTTCGGTTGCCATATCCCCGCCGGTTTCCGGGTACCCACCGATCAGGAGCCGCGCCGGGGTCTGGGTCGCGTTGGTGTAGCCGCTGAAATAGACCGCCGCCATGGCTGCTTCCGTTGAGGATGCGCCAAAGGCCGTGGCGACTGAGGCCGCGTCGTCATATTCTGTCACGGTGCCTTCTGCTACGACGCTGACGGTCTGGGTCAGGATCAGGCCCGTGAGGTTATTCAGGCCACCACCGGCAGACAGAACGCCGGGCGTGACCTTGACTTTTGTTGAAATGGGGATGCCAGCCACGGGCTACTCCTTTGGCGGATAGGTTGTATCGACCTCAAGCGTGTCGATGGTGAGTTTGGCGGCGAACTGCTGCGGAATGCGGGTGGTGATGTTGGCCTGCAAAATCAGGTCCACACTCCAGCAATCCTCGTAGTTCTTCTCGGCATTAATGAAGCCAAGCTGCCGGATATCGGATGTGTGCAGCGGGGCAATGGGCAGGCCGGACGCGGCCAGCGCATCCACCGCGCTCATATCGCGCCAGAGCATCAGAACAGACTGGATCAGGTTGCCAGAACCCTTCCCGAACGCGGATATCTGCATGGAGATTTGCGTCTGCTCGACCACCACGCGTTCCGTATCCGTGTAGGACCAGCCGTTGGTGGCGATGCGCTCCCGGCCAATGATGGTCATGAGCATGAACGGGTCAATGGGCGCAGCCGCGTCATTCTGCTGCCCTTGCCGGATTGTGATACTGAACGGCAGGATCGACAGTATCCAGGCCTTAACCGCCGCGTAAATTTCCTTCTCGGATGGCGTTACGAGCAGCCCGGGGGCGGTGACGTTTGGCGGGTCACTAACACTTTGCACCATTCAGCATCTCCCCATTCCTCAAGGGACTGGGTCACCTTCCAGTAGGAATTGTAAAACTTGATGTAATCGCCGCCGTATTGCAGGGGTCGGTTCAGCGCCTTGATGCCGCCACGGATATAGACCGCCCGCATGTCTGCCTGCTGGTTGAGGTTTTCGACCTGTTGCAAGTCCTGCCCGGTCAAGGCCTGCACCTCAATCCAGATGCGCGCCACGATGTATTTGGGAATGACCTCGCCAGACGGCGTGTCCTGAACCCCATCGCTGGCGTACAGATCAGCCGGAATGCACGGATTGACCGCGCCGGTCATGCGGCCTGCTATGCCGAAGAGGTTAAGACTCACCCGGGCCGTCCTTTACTTCATGCGTGACGGACTGGAACATACGTCCTGACCACACGAGCGGTTTGCCAGACGATGCGGTCGCTCCCTTTTTCAGGTCGTGAACGGCTTTTAAGAACTGTTCAGTCGTGTAGTCCCCCTTGGGGAACCGCCACTTCAGAAGGTTTGTTAAGGGCTTGTTCGGCTCAAACTCCCCCTCGGCGATCTCATCACGAATTTGGCTCTCAATAATCACGCCTACAGCAGAAAGCGCTATTTTAACGTCAAAGTCCGAATCCTTGAGCGCCGCCTCTAAAGCCTCACCCCATCGGTCGGAATGTTTGGCGACTGTATTGCGCATGAAAGGGCGTGGCCGGGAGGTGGGGGTTCCGAATTCCATCCACGAGGCGACCTGAGCAACAGGCGTGCCGTCTGGATACGTCGCATCCTCAAAGAAGCCTACATCCACATGGCCGCCCTTCTCCACCTTCTTGGAGAGGTCTGCCAGCGCCTTTCGGAGCTTGTCGCCCCCCTTGATCTTTACGGCCATGTCTGCCTCTGGATTCTGCGTGTGTGGACGTATCGCGCCGTGCGTAGCCATAGCGTGGCCTGCCAGAACGCAGCTCCGTATTGGGTTTGAAGGAACCACGCGGCAGACCCTGGCTGGCTGCCCATGTCCGTGCTGACTGAAACGGAACCCCGGCTTGCGCTGGCTACCCGGCCGACCATCCCCGCCCCGTTCCCGCCGCTGGATGCTGGCAGATTCAGATAGGCGATGTGGGCGACCAGCATGTAGAGATAAAGCGTGCGCTGCGCCACGTTACGCACAGGGCTACATTCCGTATTGTCGAGGTAGAGTTCCGCCTCGGCAAAATACAGTCCAGCCAAAGGCGCAGCCACCTGCTCAGCAAGGTCGGGGTAGCGGGCCGACCATGTTGCATAATCGAAAACCGCTACCGCCATTTTACTTACTGCCTGCTTTTGTCACGCCCGGTGCCGGTGCGTCCGGGTCAAGAGGCTCTGCCCCGGTTTTGATCCCCGCCTGCTCATTGGCCTGCGCCGTGGCCTTGGCGACCGTACTCTGGGCGAATACGAGGCCCTTTTTCACAAGGTCACTATCCTTGTGCTTCGCGTGCCAAGCGTCCCACAGATCAGACGGCACGGAGCTGAGTCCATATCCCCCGATCACGTTGGAAGAGTTCGCGCCGGAGAGAATTGCTTTGCTCTCCCCAACGCGTAGAACGACACCGTTCGGCAGTTTGCAGCCAACGGTTACAGGGTTCGATGCGGTACCGCTCATGGCTTAAATCCCCGTCATTGTTGCAACGCCAAACGGCAGGTAGATGATCGCGCCCCACGTGCCCTGAGAGAGTTTCTGTTCCCAGCCAGACGGCGCAGTGACGACGGAGTGGGTGCGCAGCTTTTCGGTGAAGGCGGCTTCAGCGACCTGCTGCCCCTCGATCTCCTTGGCGACAGCAATCATGGTCTGAACCGTCATGCCAGCGGCATCACCAAACTCTACAGCCTGGACAATGCTGATGTTGGCATACTGCTTTTTAAGCTGGTCGAGGGCGGACAGGCCGTACATGTTCGGACGGGTTATGATGCCCGCGCGGGTGGGCGACATGCCGAGGGTGATCTCGGAATCCGTATCGACATAACCGGCAGACTGCGCACGAAGCTGATTGATGATGGCAATGCAATCATCCGTCGCTTCTTCCGGCGTCGCCTTATCCCATGATGTACCACCGGCGGTTTTCACGCTGGCGACTTCTGCGGCAGGCAGGCGCGGGTCGTTCAGGTAGCCGTAATTCCGCAGCCCCTTCACGCCGCAAAAGTAGGTCTGGTTCTGGAACTTGTTCAGCTTCAGCGCGGCAGACTGGCGCAGCCTGGCAACCCACTGGATGCGGGCCGCCCCTGCCATTTCCACTTCCCGCTCACCCCAACGGGCAAAGACCTGATAGTGGTAGGACTGGCGGTCCGGGAAATTGGCGTTGAGGTCAACAATGCCGTTGTTGTTCCAGTCACCATAGCTGACCGTACGCCCCGTGCTTTCGATCATCGGGAAAATGGCCGTCGGCGTGATCCAGTCGCCCTTTTTTACTTCCCCTGCAATCTCCGCGCCGCGCATCGGGGAGAACACCACGTCGATCAACTTGGGATCAACGTAGGTCGCCATGAACGCCGGGATACCAGCGTTGGCCGTGGTGGAGAGAGTGGGCGCGGCGTCCATCGCCATGGCGTCAGACGCGAGAATGTCATTGGAGGGCAGAATGTGCGCGCCCTCGGGCATGACAAAGCCCCGCTGCTTCAGAAGCTCAAATTCGGTGTCATAAGCCATTAGCCACGGCTCCATGTGCTGATTGTGATCGTTTCGCCCGCGCTACCGCCGAGCGTGACGTAGAAGTTTGTTTCGACAGCGCCCGTGACGGTTGCTCCTGCGGCGCCGGTGGACAGTGTGCCGTCCGTGGTGGAGGCAAAGACTTTCTGCCCTGCTGTCGCTGCGGTCGTGGCCACGGCAAAGTAATCACCGGCGGTCTTGAGATCGACCATGTAGCCCTGCGGCATGACCATGGTGGCCTCGTCGTAAATGTCGGAGATCCATGCACTGCGGTCGTTGAACACCAAGCCGGTGGGTGCGCCTGCTGCGGTTGTGCTGCTGGTGCCGGTCACGTTCAACGTCAGACCTGACCCGCTCCCGTTTGTGGTTGTCGCAACGCCGGTTGCTGTTGGATCTGTGCTCTGTGCAGTGGCGCTCTGGATATTCACGCCAGTCACCACTCCGCCCGTGCCGATTGTGGACACCGTGGCTTTTCCGCCTGCAAACGCTGCGGTATCGCCCACAGCGTAGCCTGTGCCGCCTGCGTTAACAGCAAGCGCCGTAACTGTGTAGGTGATCGAACCGGCGGGTGGAGCATTCAGCACCGTCCCATCGCCCTGATCCCAACCGAAGGCGGCGATGGTGCAACCGCCCGTGCCTGCTACATACGCGCCTTCAGGGGGCACCGCGCTTGCGTCCGGGTTGTTGGAGGCAAATGTGCCAGGCACGCCGTAAGCGAGTTCCTGATTAACCTGATTCTGAAAAGGCATCTGATTACCCTGCAATCTTCACGGCCTTGAGGCCGGGGTGGTTGTCGAGGAAGGACGTGCCTGCCTTGCTGTCAGCCGCCAGAACCGGGCGCTTTTCGCGCTGGGCGTTGGCTGCATGCTGGCGGAACATTGCACCGTATGCGCTGGCCGGGATGCCGGAGAGGTCATAACCAAGCTGACGCAAGGCGAACCGATGCACGCCTTCCGCGCTGTCCATGGTCACAGTCCCCACGAAAGGCTCGACTTCGGCCTGCGCGGCGACAAGAGCGCGCATCGCGGCCATAGTTTCGGCCTTAGCCTCGGTTTTGGCCTTGCTGATCGCGGCATCCATCGCAGCTTTCGCCCCGGCAGATTCGCGCTCACGGTCGAGACGTTCTTTTTCGGCCCGCTCGGCATCGGCTTTGCGCGTTGCTTCTGCTTCACGCTGGCGGTCGGCGTCGGTCTGATCTTCGTCATTTGCACCGGCTGGCGTGCAGAGCGCACGGCAGGCCTCAATGTCCTCTTCGGACATACCCGCCTTGCGCATCTTCTCTGCCATCTCGGCAAAGTCATCATTGTCCTCAGTCGTTTCAGCGAGGGCGGCAATCACCTTGTCGATTTCGTCATCAGAGAGGCCAGCCTCTTTCAGCTTGCCACGGCGTTCGGCCACGTCAGCATCTGCGGTGACATTTTCAGCACCTTCGGTTGAGGTGTTTTCAAACAGGGCCAGCACCTGATCCATGATTTCGTCAGGCACGCGACCGGCCAGCAGATTGCGCAGCGTTTCGCATGCGCTGTCTTTGCCTATATCGTCGCAATCAAGCGCCTTCTTTGCCGCCTCAAGATCAGCGTCCTGAGCGAGAAAAGGCCGCAGCTTGGACAGCATTGCGCGCCGCGCGGCGCGGGGAATTTTGGTCATGTTGTATGGTTCCATGCTTGCGTCTGCGACCAGAACATCCGGCCCAGCGCGTCCACTCGGAACGACAGCGACGTGCGAGCCCACAATGTCGCGCATCACGCCGTCGTATTTCTCCCCCTCATATTCGCCGGGGGTCATGTCGGCCCTGTACCGGTAGGCGCTCGAAAGCTCGCGCTGCTCTCCGGTCTTGATCCGGTCGATGGCGTCACCGTCCCAGATCACAAGGCTGTTCATCAGGTAGGGCGCGTCAAACGTCGCCTCATTGCCGGTCGTGCCAACTACCAGATCACGGCGCGGGTTGGCCGCTGTGACGTGGTAATGCTCTTCCAGCACCGGCAGGCCGTTGAAGCTTGCCGCGGCCTTTTTCAACTCGTCAGGGTCACGGAGCATCTGATAGATGCGCTCCGGGTCCAGCCCAAGTTCACGGTTGCTCGGAATTTCCCTACCCATGTAGGGGCAGATATTGGCCTTACTGATGGGCGTTGCGGCCACACGCAGGCGTCCTTCAGCGTCCGTCGTGCGCACGCTGCCCATACGATCATACGCGAGTATGTCGGTCATTCGTCGTTGAACCCTTTGAGGATTATCCTGCTCGCACACCGGCAGTTCGGCTTTTGCCCGGGCCATATGCGCTCGTCGTCAATCAGCGCGCCCTCACGCACGTCAAAGAGCAGACGCTTGCGACCTGCCTCCACATGACTGTGCCGCGGGTTTCTCCCGCCCGCAGAATGCACCCACTCGGCCTCGAACAGGCCGGTGTCTATCTGGCGCTGCCGGTTGATGGCGCTGGTGACTTTGGCGTTCTGGTCGCGCGCAATGTTGGCCGCACGCCTGCGGGTGATGCCGAACCTCTGTTGCAGACCTTCCGTGAGTTGCCCCAGATCTCCACCATGAGCCACGGCCCGCATGACCATCTGGTTGACCTCTCCAAGATGCTGCTCACCGATGCTTTTGATCAGCAGGACGTTTTCATTCACGCACGCTTGCATTGCGGACTGCACGCCCTCGGTCGGCTTGAACGAAACCGTGAAGCCAGCCTTCTTTTTCAGTTCCGATTTGAATGTCCTGTCAACATTCCCCTGCGCCTGCTGCACAAATGCCGGGGCCAGATGCTGAGACAGCGTGTTGAATTTGAGCCGCCACTTTGCCGTCAGTTGCGTCATCAGTTTTTGCAGATCGGTCGCCGGGTTCGCGTCCTGCGTGATCTGGCTCTCTACGCGCCGGTAACGCGCGCGCAGCCAGTAGCGAAGGCTGGCTTCCATTTCGTCTATGAGCTTGTTCAGTTCACGCTCATAAAACGCCCCCACCCCGGCGCTTGGCCTGATAGGTTTTAGAGATTTGGGTTTGGAGGCCATTACACGCCGTCATTGTCTGTGTGCGCAGCCGGGTTCCCGAACAGGCTTACGCCGCCACTTTCGGGGTCGCGTCCTTCCTGCTCAGCCAGCGGCTCATACCCGCCACCCTCCAGATTAGCCCCGTCGAAGAGTCCGTCTTCATCCGAGCGCAGAGCCGTCCGCACCTCGTCATTGCTGGCCGCGCCGATCTCCACATAGACCGCCCGCGTATCCGCATTGGTCTTGGCAATGGCTGCTTTGGCCGCTTCATCCAACTGCCAGAGCGGGACAAAATTGAAGCTGATATCTGGATCTATCTCACCCCAGATATTCAGCATGCAGGCGTGCATGACTTTGGTCAGGTTGGCGCGGAAGAATGATTCCTGATAAGCCGCAACCCTGTCATACCAGACCCGGATTTCCCCCTCAGATGAGGCATTGAGACCGGACGGAGAGATGCCGGAGAACTTTACGAGCGGCTCCTGCGCTGCAACGCAGACCTGCTCCAACGCTTGGTTTTGCAGTTTATCCAACCCAGCCAGATTGGCGGAGAGGATCTGCAACTCTTCCTTGTCTTTGTCAGTCAGAAAAACCCCGCGATTGTCGCGGAATTTCATAAAGTTTTCGATGCGGCTGATCAGGCCGCCGATACCAGCCTGCTGATAAACCGCCTGCATCTCGGTTTTAAGATTGACGATGGAGCAGCCGTTAATCAGGTCTGATACAGACTGCCGGGTGCGGACCCAGTTATCAACATACGGCTTGGCAAGTTGCGTTAGCGCGATGCCGCCAAAATTGTATGTCGGGGCCAGAATGGGCGGCACTTCGCGCGACACAAAGCGCAGCAGGCGGTCTTTATGGACAGTAGCGCCCTGCACCCACCACTTTCGGGGCACGTAAAAGTCTGGCCGCAGCGGGTTGCTTGAGTTGTATTCGTTCGGGCTGGTCCAGATAGGCTCAATAGCCACAAGCGCCTTGAGCGATCCTTTCTGGAAAGTTTCTGGCGTCAGCAGCAGGGGATTGGCGAGCTTCTTATCAAGCTGGCCCAACCCCGTATCAAAGAAGAGTTGGCCGATCCCATAAAAGCCGTCGAATTCCGCCATCGTCTTGAAGTGGTCACGCACAGACAGGCGGACGAATTCAGCCTCAAGCTCGCTAATGCGGTCAGCCTTGGAAGATCCGCTTTTACCCCGGAACTCAATCCATTCCCGTGTAGCCTCATCCGCCAAGGTGCTTACAATGTGACGGTATTCGACGCGCTGCGCCATTTCAGCGAGGCGCGCATACCCTAGGAACGTGGTCCCGTCAGCAACAGCGTTATTGAGATACTGCGCAATGTCCGCCGGGTATGCACTGTCCATCGCCACAACAGCATCTTTTGGCACGACGCCAGGCAATGGTTTTACGGGGGAGAATACAGTCGTTGCACCAGACCGCACACGAGCCACCTCACGAGAGTCCGTGTCCGTCATCGTCATGACGCTGCGCTCTGGGCGCACCAATGCAGGCTCGATCCTCGCAGGCGGCGCGGGTCGATTGCGACGGAAGAACATTTTGCCTCTAAATTTTATTCAAGTCGTCCCGGCTCAGGATCATGGGATCACTGGCCCCGCACAGCGCCGAAAATGCCCCCGCAGCCGCGTCAACCTGATCGTCATGTGACCCAGCCGGGAACTGCCCCAACTCGTCGAGGAACGTCCTATTCCACGGAGCCCGCACAAGAGAGACGTTCCCTGCGTTGGCCTGAGACGAAAAAGGCGCAGCTCTTGTCGCCTTGTCACCGGTTTCACGCTCGGCACGCGCCCGGTAGCCTGCCAGCATGCGGATAAAGTACTCCGCCTGCGCCTTGCCTGCCTGTCCAGGGTCCTGCGGCAGCACAATCTCAACAGATGGCCCGTCAAGGGCTGCGGTATTTTTTATGGCCGCCTCGACCTCCTGTGGATCGCCCCGGAATCTCACAACATCCAGAATACAAAACCGCCCGTCTGGATAACGGGCCATCTTGACGCCGACCGTCCAGTCAGGATCGCGCGTGCCGATCTGTTTGGTTGCGGCTAGATCCCAACGGCGGACCTGTGTGCCGCCAGCCGGAGCAGCATCCACGACCGGGAACATCCCGGTTTTGAAAAGCGTGCCCTCACCCGGCGTTGGTTGCTGCTGGTAAAGCGAGGACCACTCGCGCGTACCAATGGATTTCTCGATAGCTTCAAGCTCGGGCAGATCGAACACATCCGGCCAAAGCGGCTCGCCAATTTCCCTGCCGAGCGCGTCATCCGCGCTGTCAGCAATGGCTGGAAGCGACAACACATCCCAGCTTTCGCCGGTCCCGTTCTGCATCTCATCAAGCAAGCGCCCAGCCAGATCGTCAGGATGCCAGCGCGTCAGCACCAGCACGATAGCGCCACCCGGCATCAAACGGGTACGCAGAACGGAACGGTACCAGTCCCAGACAGCGTTACGGACAGTGTCGCTCTCGGCCTCCTGCCGCCCCTTGATGGGGTCATCGATAAGCGCGACATGTGCGCCCTTGCCGGTAAGCGATCCGGAGACGCCAGCGGCGGTGTAAACGCCGCCCTTACTCGTGTGCCATTTGTCGCGAGCGGCACTATCGTCCGCCACGCCCACGCCAGGGAACAGGACCGCAAACTCACTGGATGCCACGATATTTCGGGCATGCCGCCCAAAGTCCTGCGCAAGGTCCGCGCTATAGGACGCCGTGATAACCTGCTTGTCAGGATTGCGACCCAAGAACCACGCCGGGAAGCGCTTGCTGGTAAGCTCAGATTTGCCGTGCCGTGGCGGCATAAACACCATCAGTCGCCTGATATCGCCGCGCTCTACGGCGTCCAGCTTATCGCACAGTATCCGGTGTTGTGGTCCGACTTTGTAACCCGGCATTGTGTATTGCGTGAAAGCAAGGCAGCCTGATCGGGCTGCTATACGGCGGGAAAGTTCAGTGCGTGCTCTGTTAGTCGCTTTCCCCGAGAAGGCCTTTGAGTTCTTCATCCGTCATGTCTTCAATCTTTTTGACGGTGCGAACCTCAGTCTTATCCACAAACATGCCCAAGTGACGGCCTATCTGCGTAAGAGACCCCACCTTATCCCAGAGTTTTATTTTGTGGACGTATTCAACCTCGCCATCACCTAGGTTCTTCGTGACAACTTCCACGGAAGAAAGTGCCGCTGCTGCATCTGCGTCCAAGGCGCTGAGCGGCCTAAGATTGCCATCCTCAGTGAAAAGGCTCCTGATATCGGAAAAGCCTATCTTGGCGAACTCTTGCAACACGCGGTCTTGCGTGATTTGCGTGCGCTTGGACCGGGAATTTTGCGCTTCAGAAATCGCGTTTTGGATTTCAACATTCTTCAACAATCTCTGGCCAATAGAATGAGCCGTTTTCTCACTGTATCCAGCCCGGACAGCGGCCTGCGTGGCATTGAGATCAACGAGATATTCCTCGACAAACCGGCGCTGTTTATCGTTCAGTCCGGCCATCCCTCAACCTCCACCCATCCTCAAAAGCCCTCATCTGGGCCTCGCGCTTAACTGCCTCGATAACCCGAGCCATTGCCACACCAGACACCCGCCCGACAACAACACCACCAGTCGCTGCCTTGGGCCAGCATCTTATGCGCACATCAGGCCGCAACCCAGCATCAGCACACTCAACCATTGAGAGAGGCACATCAGCGCGATGCCATGTTGTCTCAGTCGTCGCTATCACGCGACAGACATACGAAACACCATGTATCTCACCAAGGCACACCGCATCATGACGCCGGAAGCGAATGACGGAGCCAGTGAGCATCAATTGTCCAGAAAAAGAAAAAGCCGCTCAGTGGCGGCTCACAAACACACGTATTGCAACGATAATGTTTAACCTACCTGAAAAGGTACCGGGGTACAAGCCTCTTTTTCACGCCTGCGCTTCCGGTCAGCGTTATGATAGTATTCTGACAACTGCTCCAGCAATAGAGCACACTGAGCCGCTATCTTCTTACGGGCCAAATCCGTTGAGACGCGCGGGAACATGCATTCGCCAATCTTGCGGAATGACATCTTATCAACCAGCATTGCCCGCAACCGTGTCTCAGAGCAGACGCCGAGCGCTTTCCTCACATCATACAGATCACCGACCGCGTCAGCCCGCGTCATCAACCACGATAGATCATCATGCTTGATCTCGGTATTTGGCACGTGATTTTCGGAAAACTCCTTGTAGCCATTATACGCGAATTGCCAGACGCGAAACCATCGGTCAGCGGCATTGGCTGCATCTTGGGAAATATCACCCGCAGCCAACATAGCATCAACCACTGTCTGCTCTTTAGCAGGCTTCCCGGGTGATGATTTAAACACCGACTTAGCAGCCCTCTCCGGCGTAGGCCCATTATCCTGGGCGTAGCGAATTTCATGCCGTGGCTTTCTGACACATCTTACCACATCACTCTCCAAGCAGGCAGATTGCGGCGGCGAATACGAGCCACCCGAGTATGACGACTGCCGGGGGCGTTTTATCGCAGTGCACAGCCTGCCTCCACGCGCTTCATCTGCGCCATTAGGTTTTTGATTGCTCTGTTGTCGCTGGGCGTCGCTGATCCGAACAGGAAAGCGCCGCTGTCATGCTGCCACCTGACGTGCCCGCCGTTTGTCCGCGTGGCGCTCCAGCCTCTTCCCTTTACGGTAGCGAGTAGCTTCTTCGTGGCTGTCCGGGGTAGGGTCATTTGTCGAACGAGTTTACCGCATGGGCCAACGCGATCGGCATTGCGACGAATAATATCAGAAACCCCATCATAATGCCGAGGCCTTGCACAGAGATATACCCCACATCAGCCCAAGTGTGATGAATTTCAGCGCATGTTTGCATACGGGTATGGAATCACATCTCCCCCAAAAAGTACAGGGAAAACACTGGCTACATGTGTTTTTTTTGCAGCCAGTTTGCAACAACCCTTGATTTCTTACGGGGGCATGCGCAGGTGAGTTTTATCCTCTGCGCTCGGGGTAGCGCCCGTGTGAAATTCCGTCAGAATCAGGCCAGCACGGAAACCCTCGATTACAGAGCCATCATCAAATTTAATGGCAACAGGGAGCCCTCTGGAGGAATTTACGGAGTGTACGCAAATCCCCTCTTCATCAATATGACTTTTGAACGGCGCGTCTGAGTTGGGGCCAACTCTAACTTTGTCGCCCGGCAAAAGAATCGTATTTTCGGTTAAGGCGATTTCGTGAGCTTCCTTGGTCATTACAGAATCCTTTTTTCTTGATCGTGGAAGACTACCCTAAACCAATTCTAGGCCCCCTCCACCAGTCAGCCTCAAGCGCCAAAACCTCCTCATCCAGCAATCCCGGCTCGCTCTCGTGTAGCGGGACCGGGTGCGGCGTGACTGGCGGCCTGTGGGGCTCTGGCTCGGGCCATTCGTGCCAGTCTAGGGTGTCGTTATCTAAATTCAACATACACTGCTCCAATAACGACACAGGAGATGCCAAACCATGCTGCGGACGCAATCCAAGCTCCAACAGGAGAACCATCTGCCAACGCTGCTCCTACCGCACACACGAGCACCCCAATCCAACAAAGCAACCCAACCGCCCTCATTTCCCACCCTCCACAACTCGCAATTCACGCTTCCGAAAATGGCCACCCAGCCTCGGAATGGACATAGCCTCAACAAATGCTGTCGCGTCTTTCATTGCATCCACGGGGCTAAACGCCACACCGTTTGAGCGTGTGCCGTCCATCGTTTCAACGGCCCATAAGACGTGAGTTCGCCCCCTATTCTGCTGGATCCTGATCGTAATCATCGGAAAATCTTGAACTTTCGACATACCCCTAAAATCCCCTACGTTGCCCGCTGAGTGCGGTCTGATTCCCGTACACACGATTTACCGTGCAAGCACTTGTGCAGCACTGTGCGGGCTTCCTGTTGGCTCTTTCCCGTATGTAGCCATAACCTGCGCCTCCAACTGCGCAATGAGCGGCTCTAACCACACGCCCTGCGTCGGATCTGCCGCCAACTGCCTGCGGCACTCAGCCAGACGTTCTGACACGCTCGGTTGTGGCTCTACGGGGCGGCGCTGCTCTGGCTCTGCATCCGTGTGCCCCATCGACTTGCGCCATTCCGCCATCTGACGCGCTACGGCAGCCCGCTCCTCAGCGCTCACACCTTCCTCGCGCTTCCCTGCCCGTTCGCCCAGCTTCACGATGCGGCGGCATCCCTCGACGTTGCGGCGGATCTTGTCGGCGTAGGGCTGGAGGTGCGCGTAGAGTTCGGCTGGTGCGGGCCAGAATTTGCCTTGCGGGCCTTGGGTTACCCATGCCTTGCGGGTCTCCGGCGTCCAGACGCCTGCGGGGAAATCGCCACAAATCTCACAGATGGCGCTGATTTTTGCCGCGCTGTCTGCCGGGTCGGTTGGCGGGTTGACCGTCAGCGGGATCAGCTTTTTCGACCAGGCTGCAATGACGATTTCCGGCGCGGGAGCAATTGCTCCCGCCGTGGCTGCAATGGCCCGGGCCTCGTCAACACGGGACTGCGTCAGGTCTCGGGTTGTCATCGGGACCCCGCTCTGCATGGCTGACAAAACTGCGGCCAGATCTGCGGACGGCTCGGCGGGAATGGTCAGTAGCGCAACCGCGCCGCTCTGGTTTTTCGCAATGGTGGTCATGTCACACCCCCTCGATGTCGGGCACGTTGGCCCATGTTTCGGCTGCAAGCTGCTGGCGGGATTTCGGCTTCTGGACCGGTTCCCTCTGGATGCCGGTCGCCACGATAGTCCCGGTGCGCAGGGCATCCTGAACCGGCTTGTCGAACCATGCGGGCGGCTTTCCCCTGCCCCCGTATCGGGATTTTTCCCTGACTACGCCGAGGACCAGTTCCCGCGCCCCGTCGTAGCTGTAGCCGAGAGCCTTGGCGTCCATGAGCCACTGACGCACCCCGCCGGTCTGAACCATGCTGCGAGACGGATCAGTGCCAGCGGCAGCAATGACCTCCTCCCCAAGTTCCTGCCACCGGTCGGTAATCGGTTTTTCGATTTCGGTCGCGCGATTACAACCTACATCTCCTTTCCTTTCCCCTCCTCTCCCCTCCTCTCCTGTTGGAATTGGTTCCGAACTGGTGGGGAACTGGTTCGGAACCTGTTCTTCCGTAACTTCATTTTTTACGGAACCGGTTCCCTGTTCAATGTTGGATGTGGCGGAAAACTCCCGAATTTCATCCGGCATTGGATATTTCCGAGAAGGCTTTTTAGGAGACTGGAATTTTCCGAAATTTCGGATAGCCCCGTAATCGCTTCCAGCGCATGAGTAGCGCATTACGAGCCCGCGTTGGCACAGCTCCTCCAAAAGATCCTCAATTTGGACATCATCGGCACCAAGGATGCGGACTTTGATCTGACGCGGCTTCCATGCGAACGCACCGCCATCATCCGCCTCAGTCCAAAGCCCTATTATCAAAAGACGCGCGAATGCCGATAGATCCATGAAATCTTCATCAGTCCACAAGCCAGGATGAACGCTACGTATGCGAGCCATCAGTTCACCTCACCGAATAAAGAGGGGTAAGAGAGAGCGCCACATGCTTTCCCAGCTCAGTGAGGTGGAAATACACATGCCCATGGGCCCCCCAGCAAGGCTCAACCCCACTATGCATGAGACCTTTTCTGACTAAGTTTTGCATCTTTTCGTTAGAGGCAGATGTGTAGAAATAGTCACGGTATCCGGCCTTCCATGGCTCATATTCCTTCACTCCGAATGCATGCAGGAGGCAATGTATTTCTTTCTCGCTGAGATCATCGGCAATAGGGCTGCGCACAGGAAGCCGTTCATCTTTGTCCTTCCACCGCCGTGCGGTGATTTTTGTAATCAACCCACGCTCTCTATCTAGAGCGCGCCAGCACGCCATGCGCGCTTCACCGGCAGTATGGGCGAAGTAAAACTCTGCTTCATCCCAACCCTCAACGGTAACGCGCCATGCTTTCCTGACACGGGCTTCTGGCATTCTATGTTTTTCTTTGGTACAAGTGGCTTCAGCCATGTCTTGCTATCCTCAAGCACTGGTCAGAAGGCCGCCCGGTTCCCCCGAACCAGCGGCCTTCGCCATATTAGCAGGGTTGCGGAGCGTTGGGTACTCCGCAGGGGTGGGAATCTCCTGGAATAATGGAGATGTTTTGCAATCTCCTCCCCATTGCTGCGCCATAGCATCGGCAATGCCCTGATATGTCTGTGAACGCAGTTTCCCTCTATCAGCAGATGGGGGCATCTTGTGAATGCGCGCCTCACGCCCGGGCACGACATTGGTGGCGCGAAGAGGCGGCAGACCTATAAGCCATAGGCATGTGGCTTTGGTTTCGCCGTGCCCAAACATCCACGGCTGAATGATCTGGTCTGGCCTGCGCCACAAGGTGGACATGATGCAGACCGGGTTCTCGATTGCGATTTTCGGTATCCCGCACTTTGCCAGCTTAAGAAAAAATGAGGCAGATGCTTGCTGTCGGTCATCCATCCGCTTGGCGGCAAAATGCCGCGCCCCTGATACAGACAGATCCGTGCAAGGCGGATGGAAAATGGCCATATCCCATGGGTAGTCCAGAACGTCCCGCACATCGCCCTGGTAATGCGGGCCGGGGCGCTCTGTAGGCAGCAGGTCGCACGACATGGCATCATGCCCGCGCTCGATAAACGCATCACGGACAATGCCGCTGTATTCGCAGCCGATCAGGATTTTCATGCTGGAACCCCAGTATTCTCCAGCGCGCGAATACCAAACAGACCCAGCATAACGGCCTCTGCCCTGCCATCATCTTTCACGCGTGAGAAAATCCCCGCATTGGCAGGGAATAATTCGCATGCGCGCTGACGTGCGGCCCCTTTGTCGGCGGGGCAGCCCATTCCCTTCTTCCAGTCCTGCGGTCTGATTTTTGTCATGGGGATGCAGAGGGCTGAACAAACGCCCTCAATCACACCTAGACCGCGCCCAAAGGCAAACGCGCCCACGGCCCCCTCACCTGGCCTTACGGAAACATTCTCCACAAATAGATGGTCTGGCGCATGAGCCCGTAAATGTGCGGCAAGAAGTGCTGGGTTAATCACGCGCCGAGTGGTGCGCCCTACCTTCACATAATCAATCGGCATATCCAGAACCTCAATGATCTGATGCCGCCAGTTGAGGAATGCGATTGCACCGCCAGCGCCTGGGTCGATTGCTGCTATGATCTTCATCGCGTCACATCCCCAGCGCGCGGCGGTAAACGTCAAGCAGGGTTTCCTGCTCCTCCAGTTCGCCCGGTTCCTGCTTTCGCATACGGATGATCTGGCGGATGACTTTCACGTCAAAGCCCGCAGATTTGGCCTCTGTGAAGATGTCTTTGATATCGCCAGCCAGCCCTTTTCTCTCCTCTTCCAATCGCTCAACGCGCTCAATAATCGACCGCAGCCGATCAGCCGCAATTCCACCTACAGCCGCATCATCGCCGCTGGAGAATTCGTTGTGTGTGCTGGGAAATTCGCTCATCGGTTCATTCCTTTCCGTGCTGGCACGCACATGGGCCGCACGATGTATCCAAGGGCGTTGATAATGCTTTCTGGGATGTCGCGTTTTTGCGACAGCACTTCGGAAACTATCGAGCGCGGGATTCCTGTTTTGCGCGCCCACGCGCTTTGGCTTCCTGCTAAATCGACAGCATCAGCCAATCGATTGCGAATTTCCTCAACCGGAAACGGGGTCATTCGCCACACTCCCGCGCCAAAGCATCAGCCTGCGCCTGCAATTTATCGGCCTTGGCGTTCAGCCATTGTGCAAGCTCTCGGAAATAGAAGGCGCGGTTGAGCGCACGACAGGCACGCCAGCGGGTGACGCGGATGTGCCATTGGAGGAATAGTCGCCCCATTTGCGGTCCCATTCTTCACTTCTGGCGCGATACAAGGCGGCCTGATGTTCGGCCTGTGCCCGCATCTGATCCAGATGGTTTCGGTAAAGCCGTTCCACGCTCAGGAAGATGTGTGCCGGTATGACGCTCCACTCCCCATAGAACAGCCGCTTAATCTGCCCGTCCGTCAGCCCAGTCTTGCGGGCGATGGACGCGAAGGTTTGCTTGAGGCCAGACCGTGAGCCTTTGGCCTCCACGATTTCATGCAGTTGCATCTGGACCTGTTGCGCGATTGCTTCAGGCGTCATGTCGCGACCCCTTTCTGCTCTCACGGATAAAAATTCTCTCTCCACGGAATTCGCCTCTGCCATTTTCACGATTGTTGAGGTCGTGAACTGGAGAAACAATGGAGAAGGAGACTGAATTCGGAACGGTGCAGGTTGGTGGCGAGTATGTCACCAACCCGTTTTCACCGCTCGATACAGCGGACACAGCACCCGGCAATTTACCCCTAGCCTCACCGTATCTGGGCATCTCACTGCTCAGAACGGCGCGCCTCTGGTCACGTCTGCACCCATGGGCAACCGTAGGGCAACGCATTGCGCTGGCCCAGGAAGTCGCCAAGGAGTTAGGGGTGGACGCGGGGTGCATTGGTTGATGTCAGGCCGCAACAGCAGACTTACGAACGTAAATCTCAGTCACCCCGCCATGCGTGGCTGCAATCACATCATCGCTGCCTGCCGCTATTTGCAACAGATACTCTGGTGCCTTTGCCTGCACCCCGTACCGGGTCCATTCACGTGCGTAAGTGGGCTTGCTGTACGCAATTTTGAACGTAGGCGGAATTGTGATTTTCTTGGATGTGATCATCGGTTAGCACCCCGCCAGCGTTCAAGTCCACGCCATATAGCGTTGGCCGCGATAGCGTTGCGCTCCTCTTGGGACAGATCCGCGATGTTTACCGCCTTGGGTTCGGGGGCGGCAGGCTTCTGCGTACTCCCAACCAGTTTCATCGCGTCCCGGTAATGTTTGTTGGTTGTGAGGGACGCTGCAGTGATGCCAGCTCGCTTCGCCATCTCCTCTTGGGACAGGCCAGCCTTGATGCAGTCCACAATGATGGAGAGTGTTTCACGCCTCGTCCTGAACGGTCTAGTGGTAAGAGTCTGCCCGCGCCTACGGAATGCATCTTCCAAAGTTTTGAGGTTAACACCAAGCTGCTCGGCGATGTCCTTACGCGCCACACTATTTCCAGAAAGTTCCTTGGCCTTCTTGAGAACAGCATCCGTTATAACCAGCGCCGATCCGTGCCGGTACTGGCCCGGTGGAACGGAACGCTTGATATACTCGCGCAGTGTACGCGGGCGGCACCCATACTTCCTAGAAAGCGCCTCGCATGTAGCCCCGGCAAGATACTCCTTCACCATGAGCGCACGCTGCTCGTCTGTAAGGCGTGCCAGCTTGTTGGGGTATCCCATCACACACCCCCGTCGGTACGGCCATGCGTACCCGGTTCGGTGACAGCGCCGCCGCCGGGAACTACCGTTTCTGTGCTGCCGGGAGTCGGAAGCTCCGGGCCGCTGGTGTTTTCTTTTTGAGAGGAGTTTTCACAATGAGCTTTGAGCAATTTACCAGAGAGGGTCTGATCGAGCATATCGCAGATAAGATCGCTCTCGCTGAGGGTGTCAGCCCCACTCGCGAGTACATCCTTGAACTCTATTCCAGAGCGCGTGAGGCCGTTGATGGGGCTCCCGCCAAGCGTAGCATGCCCAGATTCTCCAAAAGTGACGTGGAGCAGATTTGAGCCGTAGTTAAGATACGTCTCAATAATGGCAGCCGCCTTGATGATTTCTTCCAACGAGGCGCTGCCAGCCCACTGCATCGCGTGCGCCAGCGCCGTTTTGCGGATATCTTCGATCATCACGCGCGCTCCTGGGATGGGGTGCGTTCGAACAGGTCGGGTCGCAGTTCCTCGCGAGGAATGCCTGTTGCGGCCTCTACATCATTGAGACGCTTCACAGGGATATGCCCAAGCGTGCGCCAAAACAGAATTGAAGTCCTATGAAGGCCGCACTTCTTACTTAATTCGGAAGCGCCGCCAGCCGCCTCAATGGCCTTATCAACAATCGACATGACCATACGTTAGCTTTTCCAACATTTTCAGGCAAGTAAAATGTTGGAAAATCCATCCCAAGGATTTTATTTTTGTCGTCACCTCCCAACATGACAGAAGCACGAACAGTGGGATCGCGCCTGAAGCAAGCTCGCCTCTTAAAAGGAGAGCGTGACGGGAAGCGCCTAACTCAGGCTGAAGTGGCTGAAGCCGTTGGTATCAGTCGGAGCACTCTCACAGCATACGAAAGAGACCATGATGTGCCAGGGCGTGACACCATTCGCGCCTTAGCCAATTTTTATGACGTTTCCACTGACTTCCTTCTGGGAGATTCTTCTCTTTTTCCGGCTGATTCTGATGATGTCGCGCATAACACTGAGGAGCGCACCCTCCTCCACTTGTGGAGAGTTATAGGCGAGGAAGAACGAAGGAGCCTTATGATCCTTTTGCGGGCACAGATCGTCGCCAAAAATGACGCCGCCTAACCCCTCCCCCTCGAATCTTACTGCCTTGTTCATGTTCCGAGTATGACAGAACGAAAGGGGAACGGCAACGAGTTGTGTGGGAGGTTATACCCGCGTTTTTCTACAGATTTGAGGATATATTTAATGGCTAAAGAGTCGCGTCGCATTGAAAATGTTGACCAAAACGAGCTTCAATTAGCCCACTACCAGGCGGACAATTGTTCTGTTGATTTTAGGCTTGATGGCAACGGTGATACCGTCTGGGCTACGCAAGCGCAGATCGCCGATCTTTTCGATACGACCGTAGCCAATGTAAACGAACACTTAAAAAACATATTTTCCAGCGGGGAGTTAAATGAGCAATCAACTATTAGGAAAATCCTAATAGTTGCCAGAAATGGGAAGAGTTACAATACGTTACACTATAATCTAGATGCTATCATTAGTGTTGGTTATAGAATCAGCGGCCCAAAGGCGACAATGTTTCGTAGGTGGGCAACCACTACCCTTCGCACTTATGTTGAGCAAGGATACTTACTCAATGAAGCTGCGCTTCGTCGAAATCCAGACAAGCTAAATGAACTTGCCGCTAAAGTTCGCGCGCTTAGATCTGAAGAGCGCTCGGTGTATGGACAGGTCAGAGAGTGCTTCAAAATAAGCTCTTCTGATTATGACCCAAATTCACAGGAGGTCCGCAGTTTCTACGCTCTTCTGCAAGATAAATTTCACCATGCAGTAACGGGAATGACTGGGTCTAAGCTCATAATGGATCGTGCAGATCATAAAGCAGAGAATATGGGCTTACATTCTTTCGACGGGAAGTCACCAACTATCAAAGATGCGACCACCGGAAAGAACTACCTCAACGAAAATGAACTATACAGGCTGCATATATTATCAGAACAATTTTTACTGTTCGCTGAGGGCACTGCTCTTTCAGGTAAAAAAATGACTATGGCGTCATTGCATAGGCAACTTGATAGATTGCTGACGTTAAATGATTATCCTGTTTTTGGTGGATATACAGATTATCTTAAGAAAGACGCAGATGAACACGCTCGGAGAGAACACAAACTTTTTAATATCAGGAAAAAAGTTGAAGCAGCCGGGATAACTTACGATGAAGCGGAATATGAGCTTGGAGAATACGATTACATCTTAGAATAGCCCCGGGACATCCCCCACACTTCCCAAAACCTCAGGCTCTCCGTAATCCCCCGCCTCCTCATCCACGGTCACACGGACAGCCTGAGCCCCGGCTACACTGAGTAGGCCATCCCTCACCTTCTCAATCCTGCGTAACGCATCCTCGGTGCCCCGGCACGCAACAGCCGTTCCGGGTTCGAGAATCGTGCGCCTGCCAGACTTCCGCCAAACATAGGACTGGAAGATGATTCGCTCTGTGGCCGCCATTGTGTGACTCCGTCAGGTATGTTCTTGTTGTGTTCTACTTCTGATAGGAGTTAGGAATCAAGAGAATGGCAAGAAAAAGATAAATGTTAGTTTTTCCAACTTTTTCTCTTGACGTTAAATGTTGGAATATCTAACTTTACTCCATCACCACGGAGATGGGAAATGAACACACAGGTAGAGCAGACGGCTGCTCCCGCAGAAACAAACAAGGCGCAGATCACTCTGGCAATGCTCCGCAAGTGGGGCGCGTGCCAGGATGGAAAGTCATGGTTCAGCAAAAAATTCCCGCAGGGCGGTCAATATGACGATGTCATGCTTGCGCTGTATTCCGATAGGAGATTCGATGATGCTAATTGGCTTGCATCGACAATGCTTTCGACCAGCCCAACATCGGATTTCATCAAGGCTGATGTAAGATCAATCATTAAGCTTACATCTGACGCTGCCACCACGGGTAACGAGGCACACGCTGCCACCACGGGTAACGAGGCACACGCTGCCACCACGGGTGACTGGGCACACGCTGCCACCACGGGTGACTGGGCACACGCTGCCACCACGGGTGACGATGCACACGCTGCCACCACGGGTAACGAGGCACACGCTGCCACCACGGGTTACCGGGCATACGCGTCATCGGGTGGAGAGAATTGTATAATTGCATGCCTTGGCATTGGTAGCCATGCAAAGCTCGGACCAAAAGGTGTGGCCAGCCTAGCCTGGAATGACGGAAAGCGTAACCGCATTACGTCCTTTTATGAGGGCGAGGACGGGATAAAAGCAGGCGTCTGGTACAAACTGGACGATGCTGGGCGGCCTGTTGAAGTGGAGGCCGCATAATGCCCGGTCTCACAAAAACAATACCACGCTGTCGCGACATTCTCGAATACACGGCAATCTGGGCTCTCTACACGCTGGCAGATGGCGTGGAGATCGTGTGCAGTTTCCTCCAAACTTGGTGGGCTGGTTACGCGCGCGCCGTGTTTGTCACGGTTCTCGCTGGCCTTGGTCTCGCGCAGTGGGAATGGTTCATGACGCGGTTTTGCCTCGTCTGCGCAGTGATCGTGGAGGCTGTGTGATGGGTAAAGCTAAGTTCACGCCGGGGCCTTGGGCTTGGTTTGGCAGTGCTGGCGGAGCGCCGGACATATATCTAGCCACAAATCACTCAGGCCGCCGCTATGTCATGAGCTTTCGGCGTTGGGGACTTAATGGTGCTCAGCCATGCTTCCAGCCGGAAGGTCGTGGCATGAAAAAGGCCGCTGACCTCCTGCAATTCGAAGTCGGCGATAAGTCTATCATCGGCGTTGATGCAGCTAAAAATGACGGAAGCGTTTACCGCTACCAAATTCGCGGAATTGCAGCTCCAGACGCCTACCTGATCGCCGCCGCGCCGGATCTTTATGACGCATTGAGTGACACCCTCAAGCAAGGCCTCTCTTTAGACACAATCAAAAAGGCCCGCTCCGCCCTCGCCAGAGCACGCGGAGAAACCCCCTAACACCCCCGCGTCACCCGGTTTGCGGACCGGGCTTCGTGGCCGTGTTGGCCTCAATTGAGGAAAGAAAATGAGCACATATATCATCAGAATTTCGGATAATACTTATGATCTGGTCGGTCCTTTCGATAATCATGAGTCGGCTGGAGAGTGGGGGCGTATGGACCAAGAGCGCCGCAATGATGATCCGCGCTGGCAAACTGTCGATCTGGAAAACCCGGAAACAGCCCCTGCGGTTGTTGAACCCGACCCGATCAACCGCTGACACCACCACACGCATCGGGTCTCAAGAAGGCCCGGTGAAGTGGCCGTGTTGGCCGATTGTTTCCCAATGGGAGAATGAAAATGTCACAGACAATGGAGCGCCAGAGCGTGCGTCGTGCGGCTCCGTTACCGCATATGGAGCCGCCTGCTGTTACTTCTTATGATGAGGAGCTTGATAAAGAAGCGCGTTCTGATCAGGAAGAGTTGGAAAAATTTTCTGATATGTTGAAGGCCGCCCACCAGAAAGCGTTATTCCTTCTGAATAATTTGCATTTTGGCAAAGAACTGGTTGGCCTGCCGGAAACTGTCCGTGGCTTGGCTATCTGTATTGCCAACACAGAGGAAGATGACATCAAGCAGCTATGGGAATACCAGTCGTGACTCTAATAACCGAGCCCGGCATCTATAATCTGAGCGCGGCTGAATACCATTCTGGCCCCGGTGTATCAAAGTCTAATCTTGACCTGATACATGAGTGCCCAGCACTGCTTGAATGGTCACGGAATGCGCCTACGGATGACGACGCAAGGAGCGCTGTAAATATCGGCACAGCATTTCATGCGCTTATTCTTGAGCCTGATGTATTCAACAAAGAATATGTCGTTGATTTTGCGCCGCCTTCTGATGCCATATCTACAGTAGAAGAATTGAAGGCTGCGCTTATGGCGCGAGGAATTGAGTTCAAAGCCTCCGCCAATAAGTCTGCGCTTACCAAGGCTCTTCTTGATAGTGACCCGGATGCGCCTGTCACCGATGCCCTGCATGACGAATGGCGTAAGGGGGTGAATGGGCGCATTGTTCTTTCTGCTGCTGAATGGAAGAAATTGGACCTGATGCGCGGCTCGTTACTGGCGCATCCAGTAGCGCGCTGGTTTGTTGAGGCTGATGGAAAATCTGAACAAAACTTCTATGCATATGATGATGCTACAGGAGAACTGATCCGCGCGCGGATGGATAGAACGTTAGCCAATCGACCAATCATCGTGGATCTGAAAACAACTGGCGATATTGGTCGGTTTGAATACTCGGTTCAGGACTACCGATACTACGTCCAAGACCCGTTTTACTCGGACATTTACCAAAAGGTAAATAGTCAGAAGCCCACGTTTGTTTTCATCGTTGTCAGCACAACACGGGATCGTTGCCGTTATCCGGTGCGCGTCATGAAACTGCCACCAGAACAGGCGCAACTTGGTCGCGATGAATACCGAGAAGACCTGAATAAATATGCTGAATGCAAAGCCTCAGGCATCTGGGCAGGTATCGAAAATATCAGCCTCCCAGAGCGTTTCCTGAAAGAAAGGATGATTTAACGATGGGTATTCTAAATATCCGTGAAGCTGAGCGCGAAGGCGCGCGTCTGGTGATTGGCTTGTCCGGCCTCTCTGGTGAAGGAAAGACATATACTGCCTTGCAATTGGCCTGGGGGCTGGCAAACTTTAACGCTAAGAAGGTGGGGCTTCTGGACACAGAAAACCGCCGTGGCAGCCTATATGCCGACAGTCTGAAGGACAAAAATGGGAACGTTCATCGGTTCCTGATTGGGGATTTAGATGCGCCATTCAGTCCTGACCGTTACAAGCAGGCCATTCTGGAATTTCAGGCTGCTGGCGTAGAAGTTCTCGTAATCGATAGCGTAAGTCATGAATGGGAAGGCACGGGAGGCTGTGAAGAAATTGCTACGTTAACAGATGGCAAAATCGCCAACTGGAAACTGGCTAAGGCCAAGCACAAGACGTTCATGAACACGCTTTTGCAGTGTGACATGCATGTAATCGCTTGCATACGCGCACGCGAAAAGACTGATTTTAGTAACCCAAGAGCCCCTAAGAGCCTTGGCGTTCAGCCAATTCAGGAAAAAAACTTTGCATTTGAACTGACTGCCAGCCTGATGATGTGGGGTAAAGGCAAAGAGCAACAGATACTGAAATGCCCAGAAGAGTTACTTCCTATTCTTGGAAGGGGAAAGGGATACATTACGCCCGAGGATGGTCAGTCACTTCGTGCTTGGGTGGATGGAGCAAAAGCCATTGATCCAAATGTTGAACGAGCCCGCAACCATCTGCGCACACAAACTGAAAATGGCGTTGCCGCAGTTCAATCAGCATGGAGGTCCCTGCCGGAATCAGTACGCCGCTCTCTTAACAATCAGGATGCTGTTCCGCCTGATATTCTGGCCGCAGCCAAGGCGTATGATGATCAGAAGGCAGCAGCAGCACAGAGCGACGATGACCTAAACAACCTGAACCAGCAGGTTGCCCAGGCACAGCAGTCAGAAGACCGGCCTGCCGCGATAACAGAAGCCATCATAAACGAAATCCGGGGCGCAATGAGCCACTCTGAGCTTGAAGCCGTAACACGCTCTGCAAAAACGCAAGAGCAGCGGGCATGGATGCGAAAGAAACGGCCAGAACTAGCTGACAAGATTGATGCTGAAATTGCCTCTGCCTTGGAAGCCTTTGAACACGAAGGAACCCCCGCATGACCACCAAACTCCAGATCATCGGCCCCTACACGCCAGAGCACGAGGGGCCGTTCTGCACGCGGGATGGGAGGCCGGTGCGGTTGTTGACAAAAACGGATGGGAGCAAAGAGTTTCCAATAGTTGGATTCATTGACAACGAAAAAACTTCATCGGTTTGGACTGAATACGGCCATTTTTTTGAAACTCATGACAATCACGGAAACGACCTCATGAACGCCCGCGAAGTCCCTGTGGCGCGGGAGTTTTGGATTTATGACGATCTCATTTTTGCGTCAGAAGCAGCAGCTAAAGCCAACTGCTATTGGACACATAGAATTATCCACGTCCGCGAAGTCCTGCCGGGAGAAGGTGAATGACCGCAAAGACTGCAGAGTGCCGGTGGTGCGGACTGCGCCTACAAGGAAAGCCCTACTCAATGGGAGGGAATGCCTATCATCCGCACTCCGGGGAACGCGCAAAAATCAATCATTACGGTGGATTTGTTTGCTCTAAAACCTGCGATCGCCGAGCCAGTCTTGATCTGGAACAATCTATGCCGGGACATGGAATTGGGCAGAAAAAACTGAGTTGTTACGCAGAAGCGGCATTGGAGAGGAATTGGGCATGACCGACAAACCCACAGGCGTATTCGTGCGGCTGCCGCTGAGTGATGCGCATGTGCTTACGCTTCTTGACGCTTACACAGGCGGCAAAGAGACGACAAACACAAAGATGCAGGATGCCCTCCTCGACATCGGCACCCCTGTCACGGGCGGGGAGTTGGAGGTTTATCACGCACCAACAGTTATTTCTAAGAATGGCGCGGAGTGCATCCCCCTCGTCCGCCAATCAGACGCCCTCGCCAAACTTGCCGAGAAGAACGCGGAGATTGCAGCAGCGAATGAAAGATGCGCGGATACGTTGCAGGGGTTGGTATATGCAAGAGCGCAACTTGTGCAGCAGGACGCCGAGATTGCGAACTTACGGGCGCCAGGCTCCCGGCTTCTGAACATGATCGACGGTATAAACCCGGATTGGTCTAACGGTGTGACAGATATCACAGGTAGTATTGATGAAGGTGACGTTATTGCCGGGGGTATTATCGACGATTTTAGAAAAGCCATGAAAGGCCAGAAAGCATGAGCGAGGAACTGAAATCGTGCCCGTTTTGCGGGAGTGCAGATATTTCGACCCCGCACCCTAGCGATATTAATACGTGGGCGGTCTGTCTAACCTGTATGGCCGAAGGGCCGGTAAAAGATACCGGGCAGGAAGCGTTAGACGCATGGAACACCCGCGCAGGAGAGAGGGCGTGATCGGAGCTTTAATATTCTGGGCGTTAATGTGGTCCGTTTTAGCGGCGCTATGTTTCGCCACTTCCGCGTATATTATTGGGGGTGTCTGCATATTCATGTTGGTTATTGGCATTTGTATTATATTGGATGGAGACATGGTTCTATGACAACACCTGAAAGATATTGCCGGGGCTGCGGCTGTTCAGAGACAAAACGGCAAGAGTATCTATCTAAAGGCTCTCTGAATTGCTGCCCAGACCGGGGCATAAATGACGTGATTGAAAAGAAGCACGGTATCCCTGCCACATCATCTGACCCGGAGGCGTGGAAAAATGACTGACACTAACTGGCCCAACCCCGAGCGGCCCGGTGTGCCGATGTATCCTGAGCGGGATGGGTGGCACCTCCTGAAACGAATAGATGAAGACGGTTTTGATGTAGTTGGCTATAAGAAGGGAAAATGGATTAGTGACGAAGGTAATAAACCTCTATCGAGTAAATATATAGTTCGAGATTATAAATATATCGCCCCCGTCCTCACCCCCGCGCAGATAGCTGAGATGCTGGCGGCTGAGCGAGAACGGTGCGCGAAAGTGTGCGAGGACACCTACGAAAAATCGGGCCGCGATTTTGAATATTTAGGATGTAACGACGCAGCAGAGCAAATCCGCAACCTAGGAGCCGAGCCATGAGGACGAGAGAGGAGCAGATTGAAGACCTGGCACAAACGCTAGTAGACGAAACCGGCGCTGGCGATGGGTATTCGGTTCTCGTGGTACGCGAACATATACTCGAAGCCGAACGCCGGGCAGAACAGCGCGTGCGGGCGGAGATTGGGCGCGATAGTGAGCGGCTGGATTGGTTGGAGAAACTACCACTTGCAGATATTCACAAGTTCGCAAGCGGATGGGAAATCGGTATCAACCACATTAGTTTTTCTGAGGGTAAGCAGACACTGCGCGAAACCATCGACGCAGCGCGGGAGGTGGGGTGATGAGGCGTTTTATCGGTAAAGCACTCTGCAAGCTCTTTGGACATAAGTGGACCAAATGGCGTCTCGAATATTCATGGGTGCGTAATGACGATTTCTTATATCGGCAGTGCCAAAGGCGCGGTTGCATGCAAAGCCAAAAGAAGGACTATGCTCCATGACTGACCCAAGAATTGAGGCGGCTATTTATGCTGCATGGACCAATACTGTGCAGTTTAAATCTGGCGAAACATTTGCCCAGTACAATGAGCGCGAACCGTATGCGGCGGGAGAGTTTCGCGTAGCAATAACCGCAGCCCTCGCAGCAGCAGACGCTGCGGCTTGGAGGCCGATTGAGAGTGCGCCGAAGGATGGTACGGAGATTATAGCGTACGGAACACAGAAAGCCGATGCGCTCTCTCCAATAGAGCCTTATTTGGGAGTTGTATGGTGGGAGTATGAGCTTTGGCAGGATGGGTCGATTGCCTGCCGGCCAGTTCTAACCCACTGGCAGCCCCTACCAGCCCCGCCCGCAAGCATCGATGCGTTGGGAGGGGTGGATGGGTGAGACGCTTTCCCCCGTAAAACGCAAGGTAATGCGCGCCAAAGAAGCCGCAGAATACCTTGGCTTGTCGGTTAGTGCATTTCGCGCTCTGGCAGCAAAGGAGCTTGAAGGCATCAAGATCACGGAAGGCAGGAAAGTCTGGCTGATAGAGGATCTTGATGCCTTCTTGAGTAGACGATCTGGGCGGCCAATCAGTCTGAAACCAACAAATTCATGGGACGTGCTTCTTGCCAAGCGTGAAGCTGAAGTATCTAAAAATCTATAGAGATTGCCGGGGGAAGACGCGTTATTATTTGCGCAGGAAGGGTCGGCAGGATATCCCCCTTCCTGATATTACCGCCCCTGATTTCATGGCAGCGTACGGCGCCGCATTGAATGATTCAGCGCTAAGTGAGATTGGGAAGAAACGCGTCCAATCAGGCTCCCTCGAATTTCTCATCATCCAATGGCAGAAATCTGATGAATACCTGAGCCTGAAGAAGAGCACTCAGGCGGTGTATAATAGGCTGCTGCAACGGATACGTTCAGATCCAGTTGGGCAAGGCCCGTTCGCGGAAATGGAAGCGCATCACGCAAGGGCTGTAATCAGCGCCCTTGGCGATGCCCCCACAACCAGAACGCGCATACGCAGGCTTCTAAGCCAGTTGATGCAGTTCGCTATCAGCAAGGGGTGGAGAGAGGATGATCCTACGGCATCGGTAAAGGTGAAGCGGCAGAAGAGCGAAGGCATCCATGCCTGGACCGACGCGGAGATAGAGCAGTATCTGACAAAATGGACCAAGGGAACGCAGCAGAGACTTGCACTCTCCCTCATGCTTTACACCGGCCAACGGCGCAGCGATGTTGTACGCATGGGACCATCTGATGTGCAGGAGAATATGATCTACGTCCGGCAGGAGAAGACCAGCGAATGTCTCTGGATACCGATACACTCAGACCTAAAGGATGAGTTAGGCGACTGGAACGGACACGGCCAGACTTACCTTTCGCGTATCAGTGATGGGAAACCATATGGCGTGAACGGCTTTTACAATGTCTTCAAGGATTGGTGCGCTGCGGCAGGACTTCCATTGCGCTGCTCCCCGCATGGTTTGCGCAAAGCCGCCGGAAGAAGATTGGCAGAAGCCGGATGCACCCCGCATCAAATCGCCGCGATTCTTGGGCACCGATCTTTGACCGAAGTCATGCGCTACACAAAGTCAGTTGAGCAGAAAAAAATGGCTCTCGAAGCTATGGCCAAATTTGAGAAAGTGTCTAACGGTAAAATTAAGAGTGTCTAA